TAAAATGCGTGAAGCTGAAAGACGTGAACAAGCGGCTATCGAGTTTGCAAAAAAGTTAAAAGACGATAATGATAAACTTAGCACCAACTTCTCAAAAGCAAATACTACTCTTGTAAACGAAGCAGGAGGTCGTATAAAAAGTCAATTAGCTGAGGCAAAGAGAGCCTTAAAAGGAGCCTATGAAGAGGGTGACTCTGACGCTATGGCAGATGCTCAAGAAATTGTAGCTAAATTAAGCGTTGAAAACGATAGAGTGTTAAGAGAACAGGCTAGATTAGAGGCTCAACAAAAAGAAGCTCCTGCTCAAACCGTCGCTCCCGAACCCGCGCAACCCGTTGCTCAGCCTCAAGCTCCGCTTGATCCTAGAGCTAAACAATGGGCGGATGAAAACGAATGGTTTGGAAAAGATGAAGCAATGACCTTTACAGCGTTCTCAATTCACCGTAGACTGATCGAAGAAGAAGGGTACGACCCTTCGTCAGAAGACTATTATGATGAAATTAATAGTAGGCTTCGTAATGAATTCCCTCATAAGTTTGAGGGACAAAAATCAGGAAGTGCGCGGAGACCCGCCCAAACCGTCGCTCCTGCTTCTCGGAATGTAAAATCTGGGCGCAAGACTGTTCGTTTGACTCAAAGTCAAGTGGCCATTGCTAAAAAACTCGGCGTTCCTCTCGAGGAATACGCGAGACACGTGAAGGAGGCTTAAATGTCTGAAATTTCAAAAAGAACTCCTCGCGCTGCTGAAACTCGCTCAACGCAAGAGCGCAGAAAACCTTGGCGTCCATCGTCATCACTTGAAGCACCTACGCCTCCTGAGGGCTATAAATTCAGATGGATTCGTACAGAAACACGCGGTGTTGAAGACCGTAAAAATGTTTCTGGTCGTATTCGTGAGGGATATGAACCTGTTCGCGCAGAGGAATATCCTGACTTCGATGCACCGACTATTGAAGACGGTAAGCATGCAGGAGTTATTGGTGTAGGAGGGCTGATGTTGGCAAAGGTGCCTGAGGAAATTGCTGAAAGTCGTCAAGAATATTTTGAGAACCAAACGGCAGATCAAATGACAGCTGTAGACAATGACCTTATGAAGGAGCAGCATCCTTCAATGCCGATTAGTAAAGATCGGCAATCTCGTGTAACCTTTGGTGGTCCGAATACAAAATAGGCCACTTATTTTTATTTATGGAAGGTATGAAAAATGGCTAACAAAGATGCCGCTTTTGGACTAAAACCTGTCCGTATGCTTAGTGGAGTTTCCAACTTTACTACTAACGAATACGTCATTGCGTCAGGAGCAACTGGTCCTATTTTTCAGGGCATGCTCGTGATTATGGATGCAGGTGGTGGGGGAGATATTCTTCCTGGAACCAATACTGCAGAAGATAGCATTGGTGTATTCCAAGGTTGTAGCTACACTGATCCTACTTCGGGTAAGCCTACGTTTAAAAACTTTTATCCAGGAAGCATTGCTGCTTCGGATATTGTTGCTCAAGTTTATGACGATCCAAAAATCGTATATGAAGTACAGTGCGACGGTACATTAGCTCAGGCTAGTGTCGGTGCAAATGCTGATACTACATCTATGACATCGGGTAGTACAACAACGGGTAAGTCGTCTGGAGAAATTTCAGCGACTACAGCGTCAGGCACAGCACAGCTTCGTATTATTGGTATTTCTAAAGATCCCGATAATAGCGATCAAGCGTCGAATAATACGAATGCATACGTTTTAATTAACGAGCATGCGTATTCAACAACAACTGGCACTAAGTAGGAGGGTTGATTAATGCCTATTTCAAGAGCACAACTCGCCAAAGAACTTGAGCCAGGACTCAACGCCCTCTTTGGCATGGAATATGATCGTTATGAAAACGAGCATGCAGAAATTTTTGATACTGAGTCTTCAGACCGTGCGTTTGAAGAGGAAGTAATGCTTGCTGGTTTTGGTAGCGCACCAACCAAAAATGAAGGTGGAGCGGTAAACTTTGATGACGCGCAAGAGTCATTTACTTCTCGCTTTACTCACGAAACCATTGCACTAGCGTTCTCTATTACTGAGGAAGCTATTGAGGATAACTTGTACGACCGTTTGGCGTCTCGTTATACTCGCGCTTTGGCTCGTTCAATGGCACATACAAAGCAAGTTAAGGCCGCTAATGTCCTTAATAATGCCTTCTCCTCTGGTACGACTGGTGGTGATGGTGTTGAGCTTTGTTCGCTTGTTCACCCACTTTCAGGTGGCGGTACGTTTGCTAACGAACCATCAACTGATGCGGATTTGAACGAAACCTCTCTAGAAGATGCTCTTATCAGCATCTCTGGCTTTACCGATGAGCGTGGTTTAAAAATCGCGCTTCGTGGTATGAAACTAATTATCCCACCTGCACTTCAGTTTGTTGCAGAAAGGCTAATGGCTTCTAACCTAAGAGTTGGTACTGCTGATAATGATGTCAATGCTATTCGTAGCAAGGGTATGTTGTCAGACGGTTACGTTGTTAATCATTTCCTTACTGATACAGATGCGTTCTTCATTAAGACTGACGCACCTAATGGTCTAAAGCACTTTGAACGTGCGCCAATTAAGACCCAGATGGAAGGTGACTTCGATACAGGCAATATGCGGTTTAAGGCTCGGGAGCGTTACAGCTTTGGTTTCTCAGACCCACGTTGTGTATTTGGTTCTAAAGGCGCATAGTCTTAATTAAATAAACAAAAGGGCAACTTGCGGGTTGCCCTTTTTTCATTTATAGTAATTTTATCCTGACAGCCGCATCCTGCGACTGACATTAGCCAAGACAGGAGAATGAAATGGCTACTACTACCTTTAATGGGGCAGTTCGCTCCGAAAACGGTTTTAAAGTTATATCTAAAAACGCAACAACTGGTGTTTTTACAGAACAAATTAATTCAACAAGCAGTGGTGTTTTAGAGGTTCAAAAAGTTGCTACATCTGGCCGCGACAATATTGTTGCAGCAGGAACCTCCACAGGCGCAAACAACGCTAGTTTAGGTACAGCGGCTACTATCTTTAATATCACTCCAAACGCACATGGCTCAGGTATTGCTGATGCAGCTATTAACACTTTTGTTACAAAAATCGGCGGAGACATTACTACAACTATCCTTGTAGATCTTCACGGTGGTCTAGCTTCTGGTGGAACAGCAGATGACGTTATCGGAACAGATGGCGGTGCAGCAAACGCTTATATCGCAGAGCTGACCAGTGCTGTAAACGGTATTCCATACTTGATAGAGTTTGCTTGTCTTGAAGTGCCAACAGGCGGCGATCCTGATATTAACCTAGTCTGTTCTGCAACTGGCACAGATGCAGAAAACGCAGCTGTTACAAGTGGAACTGTTCTTCTAAACAATGGAGATTTGACACTTGGTTTTTATGCTGAAGCTGATGGAGGAGCAACTTTAGCGGCTCTTTCCAAAAAGTATTTGTATCTCACCTCTGGTGATGCTACAGAAGCAGCTTATACTGCAGGTAAGTTGGTTATAAAAATCCATGGCGCAGCGTTTGATTACGCTAACGGTTAATGTTAATAGAGAGGGGTAAAACCCTCTCTTTTTAAAGGAGATTAACATGTCAGGATCAGACGTAAAAGCCAAACTTATTAGTGACGAAAACGCATCAGACCCAGATCGTCTTGTAACAGCAGCTAGACCAAATACCAGCGCGACTATGGCACAAACCACATTCGTTGGAGGTGCAGCTAGAAATGTAACTGTTACTACAGCAGGAACTGGTGACAATGCTAAAACTTGTACAATTACAGGAACAGATGTTTTTGGTAATGCTCAAACTGAAGTAATAACATCTACAGGTAGTGCTGAAGCTGTAGCTGGCGCAAAACTATTTCTTACTGTAACCGCAGTAGAGTGTTCTGCTCAATACGCCGCTAATATAACAGTTGGATCAGGCGATCTTTGTGCGGATACAATTCTTGGATCGGAAAGAGTTCGTTTAAAAGGGTTTTCTAATAATTTTGA